GCAATTAATTTAATCGATTTAGCAAGATTGGCAGTTGATTTTAATTCTACACCACCAGCATCTGAAAGGACTTCAATTGAAGAAGACCCTTCAGTTACGCTAGTCCCTTGGTCATTAAATATTTGTATAGTTGAGGTGGTCCCACCATCAGCTGTAATATTAACAGCATTAGCAAGGTTTGCAGTTGATCGTATCCCAACTCCACCTGCGTCTGAAAGAATAGTTACAGACTCAGCTCCTTCAGTTACTGAAGTTCCCTGGTCTGAATGTATCTTTACTGTTTCTGACGTTCCAGCATTAGCACGAAGATATATAGAAGCCGCTTCATTGACAGTTGATGTAATATTAATATTACCTGTTGCATCTATAGCAAGGTCTGTTCCATCCCCTTCAATCTTCTGATTTGATGCATGACCAAATGTTAATCCTACATTAGCAGGAATATTTACATCGCTCGTTGCTGTTAAGGCAATGTCTGCCCCGCTAGCAAGTGTTAGGTCTGTTCCGTCTGATTGAATATACTCACCACCTTCGTCGTAGAAATACATCCTACCACGAGTATCTGAGAATCTTACAACCTCATATCCATCATATTGCTGTACTACTAAATCTTTTGAGTCATTTTTTATCTGGAAGATAACATCACTGGAAGAATGGTGAATGCGAAGCATCTCATCCCCATCATCCTCATAAGCTATTCCATTGCCAGCTGTCCCTGCGTCTAGTGTAATTCCACCAGCTGACTCTAAATTTATAGAGTCAATTGCAGTTCCATCAGATACAATATCTAAATCACCATCAGCGTTTGATGCTATATATAAACCAGTATCTCTGAAATATAATTTAGCATCTGAAGTTATCTGAGCTGCGGCGCTACTTAAATATAAAACAGTATCTGTAGCCTCTCCATCAGATATAACTCTTAATGTAGAATCAATTCCACTATTTGAGTTTGATACCTGAAGAAGGTCCTTGTAGGTACTCGCTATTGTTTTTCCAGTTAATGTAGCCATATTATCTTAGGTCATAGGTCCTTACAGATCTTAGCCCACCTATCTTATCCCTACGCCTTGTTCCAAATTTCACTAAAGCGTCTCTCCATTGTTTTTCATGCACCATCGCTAAATTCATTGCGACTGCTGACGCATTTGGATCTGCTGCGTTTCCTGCTCTATCTATATAAAGCTTTGACTTTACATAATCCACAATGTTTGCATGCATTGCATTATCAATATCTGGATAATCTGTTAATTCATCCACTGTATTAGGCTCTGCATAATAATGAATTAAAACTCCATTACTTACAGCCTCATCAATAGCTTTCCAGTCACCAGCCTTAGAGTGAACACTTGAGGAATCAGTTCCTTTGGTTGTTATTATTGCAAGTTTATCCCCTACAATAAACCAAGCTACATCATTTTCTGGATGTTTATGATTACTTGCCATTATGTTATATCCATTTTTAGTATCTCGTTATCAAGCATTCTTGGAATTTTAATATAATCCCCAGCTGAATCCATAAAATCAACTCTGAATACTTTATTAATATCTACTGAAGAACCAGTATCTGACAGGTCATACCACATTTGGTCTTCTACTGTTGTTGCTTTTGCATACTCTACTTTTGTTCTATAAAGCCCTGCCTCTAGCAAGGCATCGTTTATTAAATTATATAAATAATTATCTGGTGCTTCAGGAAAAGTTTGTCTTATCCTGCTTACAATATTTTTTACAGTTAATCTTCTTACAGCCATATTATTCTAAATCTTCCCAGTTAAACTGAAGCATAGCATCCCAAGTTCCACCACCCAATAATTCAGCGGCCTCATCCCATTCGTTACCAACTAAATCAAAATCAGTCGATGCCGTTAACCCAACTTCAGTAAAGGTTGTGCTTGCCGTTAATGAAACTTCAGTAAAGGTTGTGCTAGTTGTTAATGTTGTTGTTGTGAATCCCACTATCCCGCCATTACGATCTGCAAGCCTTTA